TAAATTTATCATTTATAGTGTACATAAAAATTTTAATCGAACTGGCATTTCCTCGTTTGAATAAGAAAAGTGCTATACGTTTTATTCAAAATACTTATCCACAATATCTTTGTTATTTAATATTGTGCAAAATAAAACGTGTTATTTGTGTTGATAGTAATTATTCTGTTCGTGTTATTTATAATCCATACAATAGTGGTAGACAGATATTTGAAGAAATTCATATTAATCAATTTCAAGCACTCTTATTAATATTAGAAAAAATTTCCTCTGATAATAAAATCCATAATTATCAGGGATTTAAGTATATAATGACACAAAAACCTATAAATGAATATATTCATAGCTTTGATAATGTTCAAGCTGATAATGTAAAACAATTAAATTTACATGGTGGACCGAAAATGAATAATGTTGTTGTTCCACAATTTCGTGTTATTGACGCAATTGTTGAATTTGAAACTGAAAATTATCGTGAAGAGGTAAAAGAGAAATATGGTGAATTAAATGATAGAGCTTATATAACAAATGATAAACAATATTGTACAAGGGAGCAAATTATAGAAAATTTTCATAAACCAATACAAGATTTTGATGCTAAACAACGACAATTACAAAATGATTTTTTTGATTTAACTGAAAATGAATTGTTGTTAAAATATAAGTATGAAGAAAAATTGCAAGATGATGATTATAATGTTACTAAGGTTGTTAAAGATATGGATATTGGGGCTGCATTTGTTCGTTTAATTGCTGATACTCCATTAGAAGAATATTCATATGTAGTGGATGATTCCGATGAAAATATTCACAATAAATGTAAACGACCACCAACTGCAATGGGTAGTGATGTTTTTAATTTAGGGGGCAATGCTGATAAAAGGGATGCTGGTCCTATAGTTTCTAATTTGTTACGTACTTTTAGAGATTTAGTTAAGGAGAAAACTCTACGTGATCCTTGTTTACATGATTATTCATTCAATTTGCCACCAGATATAAAAACGGTTTTTATTAAAAATGAGGTTAAATTGTTGAAGAAAATTGGTGATACTATGCAAGCAAAATTGCCTCGTACTATTATTAATGATAATGTTATTTCTCTTTGTATTTGTTATTTATTGTTTTTTGAGGTATTAGAAGATTCAAAGAAAACACAAATGGATGGTAATGGTATAGGTGTTAGTAATTTTCATGGAGGTCCAGAGCAGATTTTCCGAACTATGTTTAAACGTACTAATTTGAAAAAAATTTATGAAAATGTTGAAAATATGGGGAAAAAAGAATTAGAAGATTTATTTGATTGGTTTCCTGCAGATGTTGTTGAATGGGATAAATCATTACGTGCTCAAGATATAGTTTATATTTGTGTTAAAATGTTTATGAAGATTAATTGGCATGCTATTTTAAAAAAAGGCATGGGTCATTTTAATTATGTTTATTCTTTATTTATGTATTTCCAAAGGTGGTTTGTTGGAAATTTAATTTCCTTGTCAACTGATAAAAGTGTTCCTTTATTGTGTTTTTTGGGTACAATGCCTAGTGGAACATATTTAACCGCTTATGGGAATAGTGAAGTAAATAATTATAAAGCAACAAAATTACAGTGGTTAATGATTGATTCTTATGTTCGGAATGGAGGAAGTTATGATGATTTGGATGTAGGTAGTATGTTGATGTTTCTATCGTATGGAGATGATTTAATTTTAGCATTATTAAAATCTGTTCGGAAAAAAATGGGTATTACTGATCGGGTGTTTCAAGCTTTTGTAAAATTAGCTTATAGAATGCAATTTAAAGATGATTTTGTTTCTCGTAAATTTTTTACTGAATTAGTTCGAGATCAACCTAAAGAATTACAAGTGCAATTTTTGAAAAATTATTTTGTTCTTGAAGAGGAGAGTGTTTATACATTTAGGGAAAATAAAGATATCATTCCCAAGGTCTTTGTATCCGCGCAGAACATTTCTTCTACAATTCAAGCTTGTGTACGTGCTATAGGTATTGCTTATTGTTGTGGTAAAAATATTGAAGCATATGATGTAGTGAAAGGTTTATATGATCGAATGAAACCAGATTTTAAAGTAATAATTGATCAAAAAACAATGAATATGACGAAAATTAGTTTTAAGGTTGCTGGGATTATGAAGGATTTAGTGAATCATGCTTTAGATTTTCCTAGTCATACTCATATAATGGCTAAACAGATTATGTCTTGGAAAGAAAGAAGTAATATTGATACTGGTGATGAGATTTATATGGAGCGACATGGTTTTCAAAATTTTTAAGTTCGTTTTGGTGGTTTTAGGCTTATGCTTTCCACCAATAAAAAAATTTCTTTTATTTTATTTTTTATAATGCATTGACAGTCCAGAGTATTTTATAGACTTATGGCTGCTAACTAGAATGAAAAAAGATGGTGCATTGTGTGCTATTGACTCAATTGTAATCGTATTGTAGTAATA